CATCTTGCCTAAGTGTTCAAAGCCTTTTCCTAAATCGGCGGCTTTCACTGGCTCATAACCCAACGCGATGCGTTTGTCGATTGAATCATACTGGTTTGTCGTTGACAGCCAGCAGAGGTGCATGCCGGGTACTAACCCGCCCGGCACGTCCGGCAGTGCATTGTTGGACCATTTGTCCCGAAAAGCCTCCAGCCTTTCACGCTTCACTGCTTCATCTGGCGAGGACATTTCATTCCGCGCCTTCAGTTCATCAACACGTCCTTGCAGACGGTCGTCTAAATCTCGTGTAATTCGATTGTTAGCCATTGTTTACCCCTTATTTCGTTACTCGGTTTTTACGGTCAAATTCAGCGTAGTTGCGGATCGCTTTGGCTCGCTTGGCTGTGTCGTCCCACATTCCTGCGTCTTTAAGCGCCTGCACACGTTCGCGGCTCAGTGTGAATGTGTTCTTAGCTACTGCGCTACCACTCACGTCTGTGCGGCCACTTGATGTGCCCCCGCGGCGGTTACGGTCCCCGCCACTGCTTACTTTGCTCGTATACCGATGAGGTAAACGTTCTTTCAATCGATTGTCCAGCTCGTCCCAGTACTCTGGGTCTGCTGGATCCCAACCTTCGCTTGCCAGCGCGTTGTCAACTACCTTGGCAATGCGGCTGTCTGTGTCTTTACCGCTCGGATCATACCAGCGGTTTGAATGTAACCATTCAGTAGCGTTTTGCTGAACCACCTCTGACGCGGGGTTTGGCACGTTGTTACGGGGCTGTTTAGCCTCCTCAACCTGACGCTGTTTGAGCAACTGCACCTGCGCCAACTTGTTCTTGGCGTTGTGGAATTGCTCCATGTATTCCATTTGCTCGGCCACGTTGCCCGCCTGCGCGGCCTGCGTTGCCTTCATCTTTGCGTACTCTACGCGCGTGGACTCGTCTTCCAACAAGCGGTCGATCTGGGCAAACTGGAATCCTACCGCGGCGTTTTCTACTTGGGCCAGCCGGCGCGCAAGATCCTCGTTGCGGCGTTCCAGTGCACTGATCTTATGCTTTGCACTTACCTCGCGTTGCTTTGTCAGGTCCTTCTTCAGGCGCCGTTCTTCACGACGCGCGGCTCGAAGGGCCTCTCTGTCTTCATCAGACTCGTCTCCAGTCTCACCACCCTCGGCAAAACTTTCTACGTCACCGTCGTCTTTATCGTCGCCGGTTTCTTTATTCTCTTCTTCACCCTCAAACGGGTCTTTAATATCTTCCATGGCCGCCAACACGGTGCCATCGTCACGCTCTTTGATTGCAATGTCCTCTCCGGACTGCATCTCGGTTTTTTGCACTGATTTCATAACGAAATCCTTTATTCAACAAATGCGGGGAACATGGTCCTCGCTGTTTCAAAATTATCAATTGCACAAATAACCTCACGGTCCTGCAAAATGATAAACACTACCTCGCCGTCACCGTGCGGTACCGCCCAGCGGTCGCCACCGTACTTGATCACACGAACTAGATCTCCCGGCTCTGCCCACGGGCCCTCTGGCCATGGTTCAAGCGTGCTAAGATCTCTGTATGCCAACGGTCCTACTGCCACCACCTTTGCAATCACCTCGTTCCATTTCTCTGTGGCCTTTGTATCATTAACTAAAATGATGCCGCCCTTTGAAACGTCCTTGGCTTTTCGCAGTTGGACAATGATTCGGTTGCCCTTGAGTTTTACACCCGGATTAACAACCGGAAAACAGTCGGACTCACTCCGGCCGTCGACCTGATATTTACTTTCAGTCATTCAGTTTCCTCGTCCTCTTTCAGGACACTGTTGATAATTTCCAAAGCCTCTTTCAGACCTTGGCCTCTCCCTACTAGCTGGTTGTATTTATCCCAGCTATCGACTCCACTCAAAACGCCGCTTTGTAAAAACTCAACAGCTTCTTTGATCCTGAAGATCGATTCATAAATTGGGTCTTTTATCATCAAAAGCCCTCCTATAACTAAGTACACACAATTGTGTGTACTTCCGCCCTACATTATTTTTTAAGGCCTCTGCTGTTCACTGGAGGCACCTGAGAAAGGGGTGCCTTGGGTGCTTGCCTAGAACCAGAGGGTCCTTTTTCTACAGGCGATCCGGGGCCACCTGCGTAGCCGGGCTTGCCTGTGATCATGTAGCTTTTACGAAAGCCCATGTTGTTGTTTGTTGTTGCCATTATTGTGCTCCTGTTGGGGTTTGTTGTTGAATTAACTGTTGTTGTGCCTGCATGGCCGCATCGTGTGCACGTTGCTGTTCTGCTTGGTCTTGGTCCAGTCCATGCTTACGTAGGTCTGCATACGCTTGGCTTTCTGCCTCCAACGCAGTCATCTCTTGTGAGTGTTGCTGTTGAACCTGTTGCGCGCTCAGTGCTTGGTCTGCGGCGATCATGGCCACACGCTCTTTGGAAGCGTTGTTGATGTCCGCAATCGCCACCTTGGCCGCGTTGTCTTGGTCTGCCAACTGTTGTTGCAGGTCAAGCTTGGCTTGGATCTCGGCAACCTTGGCCTGCATGTCGCGCACCTTGTCCGCCATTTCGGCCTGCATCTTCTCGCGCTCCAGTTGGAACTTGGCCTGCGCCTCTTCTGTCTTGCGCTTTGTCTCTGCCATCTGGGTCTGGATAAGAGCCTGAGACGTTGGGTCTGCCATAGCGGCGGACTGCATCTGTGACTGCTTGTTCTGTTGCATCTGTTGCATCATCTGCTGAACAATTGGGTTGATGCCCTTGAACGTTGTCTGCGCGTCTTGGTTGACCAACTGTGCGGCCATGGCCAGCGCCTCTTGGGCGGCTTGGTCCAGCTTGCGCTCTTCGTTCAACTTGAACGCGTCCTCGCCACCCGCGGCGTGTGACACGTAGTTGCGCATCGACTGCAGGTAGTGCAGTGTCAAGTGTTGCTTGATGTGCTCCAACATCAGCGGCGTGATGCTTGTTGCAATCAGTGGGTTGCCACCATAAGATGGGTCCATCATGTACGCCAAGTGGACCTTTAAGTGGTCAATGTGGCTCTGGTCTGGGAACGCGGCCGCTGGGTGGGCCATTGTCATTTGCACGTTCTCTAGCGCCGGGTTGCTCTCGGTCGAGCCCTGTGGGTTAGGCATCACCTTGTCAATGTCTGGCACCTTCATCAGCTTCATCACGCGCATGTGCGCCTCGCGCAGGTCGTACATCTGCGGGGCCTTCTCTGCCAACTGCAACACCAACTGGGCCTGTGTCAGGCGCTGTGTTTCGCTGAAGATGTTAGGGTCAGAGATAGGGCTGACGTCTGAGTTGTCCTCAAAGTCTTCTACCTCAATCTCGGCACCGGACTGGTTGTCCATGTCTTCCAAATACCAGTGGTTCAGGCGAGACAGGACCTGCAAGCTCTTAGCCTGACTGCGGTGCAGTCGTGCATGAATGCTTGAGAACACCTTCGAGCCTTGCTCGATCATGGCCTGTGTTGTGCCAACGGGGGCGTTGCTGTTCATGTCAGCAATACGGCCCTCACTTGTCTTCACTACACCTTTAGCGGCGTCAGTGAGCCAACCTAACAGGTTGTACAACACCGAAGACGGCGGGTTAAACGGCAGTGGCATCGCCAACTTGCGCACGTCGTCCACACCGGGCGAACCCTCGATCTCAACGACCTGAGTTGGCTCAATACGGTCTGACTGCCCACCAATACGCCCGCCCTTGAGTTTGAGCATGGTCTGGCTGTTGTTCACGTGCGCCGCGTCCATCAAAGCGCGCAATGATCCAGTCAAGGCCGCGGCCAGCCCGCCGATCAGGTGTGGCATACCGATAGCGTAGGCGCCGCGCCATGGAATAAACTTGTACTCGATCATCCAGTCGAGCTTGCGCATGCGTGTGTCACCTGACTGCCAGTTACGGTACAGACCAACCACCTTGCCGGTGATCTCGTCCACCGTCATGATGTACGGCGCACGGGCGCCTTCTGTCAGCGCGTCGTCTTTTAACCTCAGGAACGTTGTGATCTCGTACACACGGCGCAGGCCGTCCACGTTCTTGGTTGGCTCTTCCTTGCCCTCAATCTTGTTGTTGGCCTTTGAAGACTTAGTCTGATTGTCGGGGTTTAATTCTGCCGTAAAGATCTCAATGTCACGGTACTCACCCATCTCGACACGTTGCTTGAACATGTCCTCTGTGATGTCTTGCTGTTCTGTGATCCGCGCCGCAGAATAAAAGTTTGTAGACGCAAACGGCAACAGCACGTTGTCAATTGGCACCCATTCGCACATGGGACGGTTGAGGTCCTTGTCAAATCTCCATTTGAGATATTGAGAGCCTCCAAGGGGGAGCTGAGTGAACAACTGCTCCATCTCGTCGCGGTACTCTTCAATCTGCTCTGTCAACTGCCAGTTCAGGAAGTTGGCCTTACGCTGTGCTGTGTCAATTCTGTCTTGGTTGGCCTTGCCCTTGATGTACGTGCGCACCAAGCCGTCTGCCGGCAACAACTCTTTGGACGCGTTAGCCGCAAAGTCAACGCAGGCCTCTGCCATGATAGGGTGCACAACCTTGCTGGCACCTTGGAACGTTGCGCCACCGGGGGCGTCGTTGCCCATGCCTGTGCGGCGGATGCCCTCTTCGTACTGCTTGTCGCGCTGTTTGCGAGACTCACGGTCCACGTCAATCAAGTCAAGGTACTCGAACGCAAGCGCGTCTAGCGTGCCATCATCCAACTCTTCGGCCAAGTTAGCGTAGAACTCTGGGTTCTCTGACGGCTTTTCTGTCTCCATCATGTTTACCACAACGGAGCCGTCTTCCAACTCAATAACCTCTGGCTCTACCTCATCAGGGTCAAGACCCAGCGCGTTGGCCAGATCTTCGATCTCTTGATCAGAGTCTACCTCTTTTGTCGTTTCATTTTCTGCGTACGACAACGCGGACAGGTTACCGCCCTGTTGGAGTGGGATTGTTGGTTGCATTATTGGTTAAAACTCGCTTTGTTATATTCCGGTCTTTGCAACACGCTTTGGTATTGTCCTTGGTCTGGTTCTGCGTTAGCTGAGTAACTTGCAAAACCTAAACCGGGCACGTATTTAGCCATGGTTGAATCTCTTAACGCTTGTTTGCCCATGCCGTACACTTTTTTGCCGCCTTGAATCGCTTTGTTAAAAAGTGTTGCTGGTGGAAAAGCCATTGCTGTGTTTAGTGCGGCGCTTCCGTAGTTGCCTTCCGCCATGTCTCTGCCAGCGTTAAATCCACCTTGCGCGCTATAGTACGGCATCATTGCGGGGGCTACTCCGGGTATAAAACTTGCCACGTCAACCAAACCAAAACCAAAAGGCAAATCGCTGTTGGCGCCACCCATTACATTTGACGCAACTTTGCGCGCTGTAGGTGGTGTCATGTACTTACTTAAAAAATCAGAACCAAGGTTGGCAATACGCTCTTGAGGGCTTGGTCTATACTCGCTTACTTTTTGTTGGTTACGTTCGTCTTCCATGTATTTCTCGTAACCGCGTTGAGCCGCTTCGTCAACAGAAGACGCATATCGTGGGCCGTGCCTCATTAGCTCTTCTTCAACTGAAGTTTTTTTTTGTCCAAACAAAGGTCGTGTCATGCCGCCTGCATCGTAACCTCGGACCATCATTTCGGCCTGCATGTCGCGGGGAGAGTGCATCATGCCACCCTCTGCCTTGCCCTGAACCTGACGGCGACGTTTGTCCACCAGTTCTTCCATCTGCCAGTCTCTGGCAAACGGCGCGCGCTGTTCTGGCGCTGTGTCTGTCAAATAATCACGTTGGTGCTTCGCGTTCCAGTGCGACGGGTTCTGAGACACCACGTCCTCAGGCAACCCAGACATGCGGGCCTCGTCACGCCATGCGTTCATCTCTGCGCTTGCAGGACCCGGACGTTGAACCGGACGCTGACCAATAGGGTTCATGCCGGTGTAGTTGTGGCGCAGGGGGTTGATCATCGCGTTGATCGCGTTCACAATGTCCTCTTGGTCTGGCTCAATGCCGCGGGCCTTAAAGTCCGCAACCACTTTGTCCACCAAGGCACCGTGCTTGCCCATCAACATCTCGTCTGTCAATTTATCAAGGCCCGGTGCTTCCATTGACGCCGCACGTGTGGCAAACGGCTCACTCGCGCTGGTCATCTGCGGAATGTCCCCCTCAGTCTTGCGCAACATATCAAGACCACCCATTGCGTCGTCACCAACGCCTGTTAATGCCTCTTCACCCAACTGCTGGCGCGTTGCCAACTCTTCTGTTGAGGGTGTGTATGACTTGTTCCATGTGCGGTTACCTGTGCGGCCAGTGTTGGCCATCGACATAAACTCGTCTTCAGGGAACGCATTCTGAAACTGACCCTTAGGGTACGCACGTGCCTTCATGTTTGCGGGAGTCATACCAAACTGACTTGGCAGATCTTGGTACGGGCCCACTGACTCGCGTGTTGCCAGACCTTTGGCACGCTCTGGCGTGATTGTGCGGCCCTCCGGTGTTGTCACCGCCGGATAAGGACGACCACTTTGGTCTACAAACTGGTTCGCAAATGGTGTTTGCTGTTGTGTACGTGCCATTGTTTGTGGCGCGTTGCCTGTGGGTGAAGACAGGGACCGGATATGGTCTTCTAACTGCTTCACCTCTTCAGGAGATGGGGGTTTACCCACGGCTTTTGTGTATTTGCGAATTGCGTCTTGAATTCGGCTTGCAAACTGACCAACAACGTCGCCGCCCTTACCGTAATGCGGCAGGTTAGCCTGTTCGTACATCATCTGTGTGGGGGTTTTGATTGGATTGATCATGTTTTTGAAATTATTGGGGCCTTCTATAACGAATCACCCATAAATCTGACTATTTGTGCCCAAAAATCACGCGGCATAGGGGTTGTACACCCTGTTTTTGGCAATATCGTCTGCGTGCTCGTAATTTCTTGGTGGTAAAGGGTCCAGTTGGAGCCATCCTGAGTCTCTCAGGACCCTCAAAGCCTGTGAAAGTGCGTCAACGTAGTCATCATGGCCCTTTGCTTCGGGAAAAGAGCACACCTGCCTGATGAAACGCTTGGCCCACGGGGCTACCTCGCCCGGGTTTTCAGGGTCTTCGGGGATAAACACCTTACCCTTGGCAATTAGCGGCGCCACAATGTTCATCCTCTGCACCTTGTCCGCCTTTCCGGGGTTGTAGGACCTCACCGGCAGGTGACCTGCTTGCAACTCTTGGATCAAAGAGATACCCGCCGACTTGTCTTCCATCAAAATCAGGTCGGTTTTCTTACCCTTGGCAAAGGTGTTGTCCGCGCCGTACACCACCTCCTTGTAGTCGTCCTTGACCTTGCGCCTTAACTCAGGGTACGACAGGTGTTCGTCCCACGCGTCCAGCAAAATGCAACACGTGCCATGGTCTTCCCTGTCGAACACACCCAGCGCAACACACGCTGTCGGGTCGTTGTGTGTTTTCTCGGACGTGGCTGGGTCATACGACACCAGCACGTACTCCAGTGTGGGTGTTGGCATGTGAGCCGGCCAGTTCTTGAACCACTTGCGCTTGACAATACCCGCGTTCTCTGGGTCCAAGATCTCGCCGTAGATCTCCTGCTTGCCTAAGTCCGTGCCCTCATATGCTTCTAGTTGCTTAAAAAACGTACTTGAGAGGTTCGCCCTGTTATCATAACTCGATGCGCGCGACACGTACACGTCGCCGCCCACCTTGCCCTCGTTCAGGTCCGTGATAAGTTCCAGTGGTTTTGGCGTGGTGGTGATGATCGACTGCACCCTGCTTATGCGCGGGTCTGTCAGTCGCAACGTGAACTGAATCTGGTCGTACGCATCGTCAATGTACTCGAACGCACACAGCTCGTCTGCCCACATGCCGTGCCACTGTGTACCCCGGAAGCGCTCTGGCTCAGACGCCGGGATGCCGCGGATCATGCTTCCATTCTTGAGCGTCAACTCAAACAGCGACTTGTTGTAGTCCTTGATCAGCGACGAGGGGATGATGTTCAGCAAGCCTGAGTCACCCTCAAAGCACGTTGCCCTGATGTCGTTGGATGTTGGCGCTGTCACCAACCAGCGCGTCTTGTCGTATATCGCGGCCCTGAGTCCCAGCCAGTTGGACGCCGTGTGTGTCTTGCCCGAGCCTCGCCCGGCCAAAAGCAAGAACGTATCATACTCCCCGTCCTCCGGTTCTCTCTGGTGCGGCAGGGCCGTTAGCTCCCACCTCACACGCCACAGGGCCAAGTCCAGTTGCTCCTTGGGCCATCCCTTGTTCTGGTCTGCAAAGGCCTTGAGCAGTTTTTGTTGTGCGTCATTCATAGGCATACTGTCAGGTACCCCTCGCTTACTAGGAACGTGTTGTTGGGGTCGGCAGTCTTGATGTGCACACAGGGCCGAATGTCTACTTTGGTAACCTCCGTGACCCTGCGCATCTCCTCGTACTGAGGGCGCCTTATTGGGGTCTGGTTCTCGACCAGCATCAGGTTTGTCCTGAACATCATGTAGTACTGCAGTTTGTGTTCTGCTATCTCTGTTCTGATCCCCAAGCTTTCCGTCAAATTGTGAATTGACCTGAATAGCCGGAAACTCTTAATGTTGAACCTGAACTTGGCCGAGATGCGGCTGTGGCACTTTGGCCTTGACGCACATACTCCCCGGAGTATAGCCAAGCGTTGCTCAAACGATGCGAACAGGTACTCTTCTGGAATGTAGTCTGGTATTTTGCCGTACGCCTCAATCAGCTTGGAAGTGATCTGGGTGCGTTTGTCTCTGTGCGGGTCGCCTATCCACATCCCCATATCGTACGGGTGCAAAGGTAACGGCTTGGCTTTGGGCCTGATCGGGTAGCACGTTGGCATCCTACACCACCCCGTCTCTTTGGTGGCTAGGTTCTGTGGCGCGTAGATGGGGATCTTGTAATCCTGATGTGTAGGGTGCGTGCGGCTCCAAGCCTTTAAAATGGCAAACGACTTGCTGTCGTACACCGGAATGCCGGTGCGGCTATCCACTACCAACGTCAGGCCGTCCTTGGTCCAGATCTTATGACACACCACCGGCGTGTACTCCTGAACAGAAACAACTTTGACTGGCAGGCCCTTGTAATCAAAAACCTCATCCCCCGGGCTGATAAACCTTGCTAACTGCCATCCGGCAGTGGTAGGGATGGGAGTTCGTGCGTCGATTCCCATGTCTACCCCTAATTACCCATGGTCCAAGGGGTTTGCGCCCCTGTTCCAAAGGTAGGGGGGTATATTGGCCTAAAAGGCCACTTTTGTGTAGGGTTTGCAGGGTTTGGTGGGTTTATTATTTATTTTATTATTTTAAAAAAAAAAAAAAAAAATTAAAAAATAAAATATATACCCTG